TTAAATCCCAATTTTTGGTAAGGGTTCTTGTATCTTTATTTACTATGGTTTTTAAGAGGTCGTTGTGGCATCAACTTGAATTGGTCCTCTAACCAAACTACCATTGCTGTAACTGGAGGAAACAATATAGTTGCTTCCAGATACATCATCACCAGAATCAATTCCATCAATAACTGTTGTGATTGTGGTCTTGCTGGTATCGAGTTGGAGATAAAGATCTTGCAGACCGATCACATCATTGGAGTAAGGAGCTGCTGATATTTCAATCACAGGTTGTCCTTTGGTCAGAACAGTGGAGAGAATCTTAATTGGATTGAGTTTGATTTCACCCTTGATGTAATCAATGGTTCCAATTCCTCTCTTGACAATCACTGGTTCAGTAGGTGAAGAGAGTTTGAAGAGAAACACACTTCCAGTCTTTTGATCTCTGTTTGGAGCATCGCCCAGATAAACAGTCTCACTGATTCCACTAACTTTGAAACCAGAAGACTTAATGTTGTAACCGATGATCTGACCGTTCGTTACGGCAAAGTGCCCATGGTTCTTAATGTGGAATCTGTTTCCATAACAGATCTCATACTCAGCAAACTGATTGAGTTGTGCTGCCATGTCTCTTCTCATGGTAATGTTAGTGATGTTTGAAGTCACGGCCTCATGGCTGTTATCAATAACATTCTGGAACTTGGAATACTTAAATCTTGCTCCAAATTGATTCAGTTGTGAAGAGTTAGCATAGTTGACAATGTTTTCCGAAACAACAGTTTTCACTGCACTTGCTGATGATGCAAGGTTGCTGTTGTAATAAACACGACTGTCTGACTCAAGATAAAGATACTTGAGATCAATGATTTCAGTAACAATACCTCCAACAGAATACTTTCTTAGTTGCTTTTGAAGATTCTGTTTGATGTCATTAGAGAGATAAACACCATTGTATGGTTTGATGCTGATGAACACCTTACCATAAGATGGTGGATCCAGTTCTTCACCGCCAAAAGCAGAAACGGATTCTGCTTCAGGGTAAACCTGAGGAACAACTGATTCATAATCAGCAGCGGTGACTGCTCTGTTTTGTGATGCGTAAATCTGTGGTGCATACTTTCTTACAGACTCCGAACTCTCAATTGCTGTTCCACCCTGTGCAGCAGAGTTAGTTGCTAGAAGTGAAACGCCCCTGGTTACAACTCTTCCCTCATTGTCGATTAGGCGACCAGCATAAGTGAATGCTGAGATACCATTTGCATCTGCACCGTTACAAGTGATGTAATTTGCAGTCACATAATTGGGTTCTTGTAATGCTGTACCAAATACACCATCACCAAAAAGAAGCTCATATCTCTCTCCAGGAGACTCCTGAAGGTAGTAGACAGTGCTTGTAGGGGTCACACCCACCAAAGAGCTGAATTGTGAGTAAGTACGACTTACAGTGGACTGCTCTGACTCACGAACTGTAACTTTAAGTCTGGATGTGTCAATTCCACTATTGGTTAGATAGTATCTTTGATTTGGATTACGGGAACTCACTGACCAGTTTTGAGTTACATAAGTTCCCTCATAGATGTTGACATTATTGAAGAAAGCAATTCCAGTTGAATCAACAGGAACTGTAATGTCATCAACGATAGAAAAGATGTAAGAGTTATTATTGAACTTCTTATTACTCAAAGCAACGATACCAGCCTTGAGTGTCAGTGTAACTGCATCAGTCCCAGATGCATCTACAGAGAAAGAGATATTAGCTACAGCCGATTTTCTTGACTTAGGAACGTACCCAATGTTCCTAGCCAGAGAAACCACATTCTCCCTTAGAGTTGCACTATCAAGAAACACCTCATTCGTCACCATGTTGGCGTTGTATGAAGTGATGTAAGTGTTATAAGCGAGAGCGTCTACGATTGTTGAGAGGTTCGATCCCTCAAAATCATAATCAGTAAAGTTTGAGTTCGCCTTCAAGTAATCCTGAATGGACTGCTTGATCTGATCAAAGTTTACGTTGCTAAAATTAACTAACGGCATTTTACCTGTTGGGTTCTAAGGCAAAGGTGAGTTGTTGTACAGGTGTATCAATACCAACGATGTAATATGAAACAGTGACATGAAACTCATAGGAATCATAGTCTGCTGAAACATCAACCTTATTCAGACGAACACGAGGTTCATAAGCATTGATGGTATATTCAATTTCAGACTTGATTGATTCAGCAGTCAACTGATCAAAGTTCTCAAACAATAATGCTGAGACATTCGAACCCACATCAGGTTGGAAAGGTTTCTCTCCAGGAACCGTTAGCACCAGATTCTTGAGAGCACGAGCAATCGCGTTCTCATTCTTCAGAGCAATCAAATCATCATTCAGAGGATTAATCTGAAAAGATGCACTAATATCTTTGAAACCCTGACTGGTTCTTTGTGCAGGTTGAATTGGCACAGAAGTACTTACAACAATTCAACCTTATTTAGAAGGCTAAAACTCGGTTAGAGGAATAGGTTCTGTACCATATTCCCAATCATCATAGTCTTCTTCGTTACGGATCTTCTCGTGAAGTTCGTTCTGATGGAAGAAGTCGTGTTTCTTAGGAGTGTGTTTGTCGTTAGCAATCTCACGAAGCATCTTCTGATGCATGTGGTTGCCTTCGTTGTCTAAAAAGTCGTGCATGGTGCTTCCTGATTTACAATGAAATCAGAACTTTTTAAGGGGTTCCTATCCCTTTAGTAATTTATGTCCTTATAGAGATTTGTTTTCTCTTCCTCAGTCTGCCAATAGTAATCATCTGTGTCACCAAGTCTTCCCCATCTTACACCACACTCCACCTGATACTCAATGGTCGAAACCTTAAAGTCAGGAACCAATGGTTCTTCAGGTGTGATGGACAGGTCATACAGTCTCATTCTGTTGTTAGGATACAGAGCAAACTGTCCGTTATCCAACTCAACACAGTTATGTGACTTGTGCTCCTGTGGAATCTCAGAGACACTGTAATCAATCACATCTGGGTTTGCATGGTAATTATCAAGAGTGAACAGATACTGACCCTTGAGGAAACCATGATCACGAGAAAAGACTTCGGCATCCATTGAAGAGATGAATGCCTTATTCATACAAGTTACTCCATAATCCATACAGTTCCAGAACTGCAGGTTAGGAAGATCCAAGTCTGGATCTGGAGTCTCTGGACGACTTACAAACGCACTGATAGGCAGTTTGTCAAACATTGCTCCATACTTTGGAAGATAAGTCTCAAAGTAAAAAGCACGTCCAGGAATGGACTTTGCTGAGATCCAGACACCCTCTACAAACTCCCCATGCCCATCTTGATGATCACGAAGATATTCCTTACGAACCCAGACCTTCTGTGCGGGGAGATTGCAGATTAGATTCATCGTCCTTGGCCTCTGTACCTTTTCTTTGCCTTGTTACGGGAAGTCGCAGCATACTTTGTATTACGTCCACTGCCCTGTCGTGTATTCTTGGGGAGTGACTCCAGAACGTCAACTCCACCCTTACCCTTTGAGAACTTTGCCATTGATACCTCAGATTACACGAGTCTTTTCATGTCCCACACGAATGCGGGGATCACACCAGATTTCCATTCCTGCTTCGATTGCATCCAAACAGAAGGAAACGTCTTCACCACACATATCCTGAACTGCACCAGATTCAAACACTTGCATCTTAGGAGCAAACCAAGGATACTTCATCTCAGGATGTTCAAAGACACCATTCTGAATCATGACCCAACCGAAACCAGTGTAGTCAACGGTGAATGGTTTCTTACGCTTACTGATACCATCAACCATCTCATGGTTCATGACACCACCATTATTACGGAAGTCATCCTCTTCCAACCAGTGAGCAACAGAAGTGGTTCTTCCATCCTCAGTTGAATACCAACCAGCACTGATAGGATGCATGTTCTCTTGAATGATCTCACCTTCTTCATCCACTGCATCAGCAGGGAAAGCAAGATCAGCAAGTTGCCAGAACTTTTCAGTAGTGAAGATGATGTCACTGTCAATCCACAGTTGCCAATCATACTTCAGTTTCCCATCCCAGGGAATCTGATCGGGACCACGAAGAACATTTGCACCCAGACACTTACAACGGGCAAAGTTCACCATGGAACTATAGTCTTGTGAGATCTGGATACTCATTTGGTTCTGTACCAGATCAAAGCACAGCTGAACAAAGTTCTTCATGAACGCATATGAACAACCACGTCCAGGAAGACAGAAGACAAT